TCAGCAGGGGCTATTGCAATCCGTCAGGGTCTTCACTGTCCACTGCCCACTATCCACTCCCCACTATCCACTCCCCACTATCCACTCCCCACTCCCCACTCCCCACTGACAACTGCTCACTGCTTGCCCGCGATCTGGACATAGGTGAGTGGTGGGATTGTTCCGTAGGCCGGGCCGCGGCTGATCCCGACGACCAGGCCGGACCCGCCGGTCGAATTCGCGGTCGTGTCGATCACCTTCCACCCGCGGGCAATCTGATCGATCCCGGGCGTCGAACTGAGCGCCGACAGGGTCCCCTCGATCGTCAGTTGCTCCTGCCCGAACTCGTCGCGGACCACACTCCGCGTGACGTTCAGCGAGCAGGGCACGTCCTCGAACTGCAGAGTGTAGGTGATCGCCGTCCCGCCCCCGCCGTCATGGGACGTGCTGGGCGAGGCGAATGTCACAGTGTGTTCCGGAGCGTCGTAGAGAGGCATCAGCGGACTCCCGCGGCAACGACGACCTCGCGGTAGGGTCGGAGGAGACTGGTGATCAACACGTCCCCACCCAGGAGCCGCAGTGCGTCACCAGTCAGAGGAGGAATCGCGTAGCCGACCGAGTACCCGTTCCAGGACTCGGAAGTGGTGAGCAGTGTTGTCCGGGCCAGGAGTCGGAGCCGGACAGCGAGGAGGCAGACAGCCTGTTTCAGGTCCTCGGGCACCTCGTCCAGGGCGTATCCGCTGATGTGGGTGACTTGAACGGATCCCGGGATGCGGGGCCAGAACGCCGGCCGGGCGCCGGAGGCCGCGAGCCCACCCCAGTAGTTCGACGGACCCACCTGGGCCACGCCGAAAATCCCCCACCACGGACCGGCGGGGTTCCGCCACATGCGGAGGATCCCAACCGTGGAGTCGAAAACGTAGTGGATTCCGGGTGTGAGAACGGTACCCGGGCCGAACGAATCGGGGACCAGTCCGTACCCACCCTGGGGATCGAGCCGGACCTCGCTGACCGCCAGGTTCACCGGTCGGCCGTGGAAGAAGAGAAGCTCGGACGTGCCGGTGCCATCGTGGTAGGTGGTTCGTTCAGTGCGAGCGGGATCCCACCGGAGATAGCTGCGCACAGCCGCCTGGGCCGCGGACAGGAATGCCTGGTCGTGCGCGGTGTCCGTGCCGGCCGGGGACCGGATGTGGAACTCCTGGAGTGTGACAAGCTCGGCCATGCCCGCAGCGTGACCGCAGACGTTGCCTGCCCGTGTCAGCAATCAGCCATCAGCTTGTCAGGAGTCAGGAGACAGCCAATCAGGAGTCAGGAGTCAGGAGTCAGAAGAGGGGCTCGTCGGATCCGTCAGGGTCTTCTGACTCCTGACTCCTGATTCCTGACTGGCTGGCTTTCGATTGAACCCTGACTCCTGACTGGCTGATGACTGACGGGCCCGTTCCCAGAGGAGCTTTGGAACCGCATCGTCTGGCACTTCCTGCGGTCGGCCGACCAATTTGAGCTTATAGTGGCCGGCCCAGGCGTCCCAGTTGCAGTAGAGCGGGATCCCGGCGGTGTGGCAGTCCCGGCTGAACGCCACGTCCTCGGTCGATGCCTTCTCGACCTGAGGACCACCGTGCCGGTTCCCGCAGACAGTGCAGCGGGGCCCATCGTTTTTCCACTCGTAGTAGAACCGTGGGTGCGGGAGTTTCCGCAGGGCGCGGACATCGATCAGGATCAGACCGGTTGGGAGTGCCGCGGCCCGGAGGATCCCTCGAAGTCGAGAGGCCTCAGCACGAGAGTACGCGGTGATCTGGAAATCCGGATTCGGGTGCTCCGACTGCTGGTTCTCGTGATAGAAGACGTACACCATCTCGTTGGGTGGTGGCCCGCAGTACGGTGCGGCAATCAGGCACGGACCGTCGTGCTGGAGAGCGAACTCGAAGGAGCTCTCCCAGAACGGCTTCGCCTCCGGGTAGGGAAGGTCCGGGCACATGTCGCTGTCGATCATCACCAGGTAGTCCATCCCGCACTGCTCGGCGACCAGGCAGGCCTGGTTGCGGCCCATCGTGATCGGGGTATCGCTTCGTCTCCAGGTCTTGATGTTGCCCGGTCCGATGCGTGGGTCCTCGCGCATCTTGACCACGGTCTCTGTCACCCAGTCGGAGACATCCGGGTGCGTCGAGAACCCACCAGGAAACTGCGCGATCATGATCTTGTACTGTGGCATCCCGACACCAGAAAAAGGGAAAGGGGGTGCATCAGCACCCCCTTATCCTATTCTGCTGCCACCGATCCTAGAACGTCTTGAGGTTTTCCCAGAAGCTGATCGAGCCGATCGCGGCGGTGGTGCCGTTGATCGTGATCACGGCCTGGAGATACCGCTTGTCGCGGTCGAACGTCACGGTGTAGATGCCATTAGTCGTGGCACTGACCGAGGCGTCGGGCACGTCGGCCATCCCGGAGTTGGTGGCTGTGCTCTGCTGGACGCGAACGGTCACCGCTGTGAGCGAGGTCGCGACCAGATCGACATACATCATGCACCGGCCGTCACCGCGGATCATGTCGACGGCGCTGCCGGTGGTGGTCGTGGTCACGTTGCGACTGGTGACCGCCGAGGCGATCAGTGCGGCACTGGGGGGGTCGCGGTAGACGGCACCGGCCATGTGGGGACTCCGAATCGGGGATGGGCAGGGGGAGGGGCCGGCCGGGCCGGCCCGGGATTGTCACGCAATGTCGATCTGGTCCGCGAACACGAAGCTGGCCGGGTGACGCGCCCCGGCATCCACGAACTGGACGGCCTGGATCACGGTCTGGTAGTTCTGCATCTGGGTGAACGGGTCCACCATGAACTCGATGAACCCGAGCCGCCCAATCAGCCAGTCCGGGAAGTGGCCGACCAAGACGTAGGTTCGGGCCCCGGTGGGCCGGGTGTTCGAGACCTGCCGGCTGGTCACGACCGGGACATTGGCGAGGAGTCCCTCCCACGGGTCCATCCCGGTCTCGGCACTCCGGGTGATGTCGAAGACGAAGACCCCCTTCCCGTCGGCGGCCGAGACCGCGTCGGCCCGGCGGTTCCGCAAGACCGCGTAGAGGTCAGGCCGCATCACCCACCCGGTGGCCTTGACCCGGTCGGGGAGCTTGGCCAGCATGTTGACCACATCCTCGGGCTGGATCTTGTTGGACGTGACCGTGTGCGCGATCAGCTTGTCTGATCCCTGGGTCCAGGTCGTCTGGGAGTCGTAGTTGATGATTCCCTTGATCTGGTTCCCACCGGTCCCCTGGAGCATGGCGAGGTCGGCGGTCAACCCACCCTGGGCCGCGAGGTCGGTCCGGACCATCGCGTCGATCGAGGTGTCCGAGAAGCGCATCAACTCGTTCGTCAGCGGGACCCGCAGGGCCAGCTTTTTCACCTCGAGCTTGAGCGTCCCGGTCGTCTGCTGGCTCTCGGTGATCTGTTGGGTTTCCCCGACCCAGTACGCAGTCGCTCCGCCGGTCAGTTTGGGGAAATCCATCCGGCCGGAAGGTGGAAGGGTCACGTTGGTCGCACCCAGCGAGCTGAACACCTCGCGGTTCCGCTGGAGGTCGACCAGGTCGCCGAGGGTCGGGGGCGGGACGGTCGCGCCGCCCGCCAGGTCCGAAAGTGTGTTGAGTGCCTTCTGCGCGTATCGGTCACCGGCCATCGCCCGGTGCCGGACCTCGTCCGGATCCATGCCCTTGACCGCCAGGATGCGCTGTCGGCATTCCTTGGAGATCGCGGCGGCCCCGGGGAGATCACACCCGTTGCGGGCCGTGGTCGGCAGGTAGGAGAGCGAGGCCGGGACGAGCAAGCTGAAGGGCGTGTTGCTGAACTCGTAGAACGCGCCGTAGACCGACTTGATCCGGTTCGAGAGATCGACCGCCTCGCGCACGTCGGCGTCGGACTCGTCGATGAGCCGAGCGGCGTAGGCCATCGCCTTCTGGATCGGGATGACGCCGGTCTCGGAGCTGCGGCCGAGCTGGACGGCGGGAGCCTGTCCCTGGAGGCGGGCCATGAGCGACTGCCCCTTGGTGCGGGGCTCACGTCGGCGACCCGCCCGGCGCGTGGCCTTCTCGCGGATCGCTCGGAGTTGCTCGGACGGTCGCGGTGCGTGCGACATGACAGACTCCTGTTGGTCACACCGAGACCGCCCGCGCTGGTCGTCCGGCGGGTCACTCGGCGAGATCAGGTCACGGACTCGTGCGCGGTTCGTGTCGGCCGCACGCGAACGTGTCGGCCGTGGTCACGGGATACAGACACAGGGGACCGTACACGGTCGGCCCCTTCACGATCGCAGGTGGGCATGCCACGCACACGCCCAGCTCGGCCGCCCCGGCGGCACCCGGAATGTCCGCCCGGCCCTGGTGTCGCCAGTGCCGACAGCCCGAGCAGGTGGGGTCGGGTGCCGGTGCGGCCACGACCTTCGCGGTATAGGGTGCCCTGCCTCGACTCACCGGGTCCCCTCTCGATCGAGATCGCCCTCAGTCCTCGACACCAGTTACCACCGCGAAGGTCTTCAGGACCTCGGCCTGGAACGCCTTCAGCTCGGCGATCTCGGCCTTCAGATCGGCGATCTCGGCCGCCTGCTGATCGAGGATCTCGCCCAGGAGAGCGTCCCGCTCCAGATCGGCGGATTTCTCCTCGAGGTCGGTATTCTCCTCGTCGTCCTCGTCGTCCTCGTCGTCGCCGGGCTCGTCGTCCTCGAGCTTCTTGCAGTACTTCACGTAGCTGGTGTGGGCGTCGCGGATCGACTTGTACGCGGACTCGTGGGATTCGGTGTCGTCCGGGTCGGCGTCGAAGAGGGCATCGACGCCGGCGTGCCCGGCCATGCGGAGGGTGACCGCGGGGTCTTCCTCCTCCTCGTCCTCGTCCTCGTCGGGCGCGTCGTCGGGGGGATCGGCCGGCGGCGCGTCGTCGGGCGCGTCCTCCTCCGGCCGGTCCTCCTCCTCTGAGGTCGCCTTCGTGACCACAGCGGTCGGCGGATCGGTGGGCGGGGTCAGCAGGGGTTCGGTGGTCTGGCTCACGGTTACCTCCGCGGTCTGAGCCGTTGTTGCAGTGGTGGTTGCCTGCCGGAGCAGGAACGGGGTCAGCGATTTGGTCACCAGCTCGCACGCACCGCCCCGCACGACGGCCGCCGCCGCCGAGGCGTCGATCCACTCCAGAGCCAGCGCGTCGGGACAGGACGGGATCGGGACGCAACTGATCTCCAGCAACTCGCCGCCGACATGCTCGCGGAGTCGCTTGCGCACCCCGAATCGCTGGTACGCCTCGTCCGGCGAGACCTCGCGGGTGCCGTCTGAGATGAACCCAATCGACGCCCCCCGGAGGATCCCGTCACGGTAGAGTTTCGCGACCTCCTGCCCCTCCTCAGTGTCCGCGAAGGACACCTCAGCCATGAGCCGACCGTCCTCGTCGAGGAACAAGTTCTCGCACTTGCCGACGGGGAGCCGTCGCTGATCGTGTGTGACCAGGAGAACGGGGTTCTTCCTGTACGAATCAAGCCGCAGCTTCGCGGGGATCACGACCTCGTCATCCCGGTCGGGCACCGGGGCCGAGATGCAGATCCGGAGCCGACCGTCCTGAGAAAACGTGGCCTCAGAGGTCGGAGCCAGCTTGAGGATGCAGGTGTTCATGGTAGTTCCAGGTGGATAGTGGGTAGTGGGTAGTTGTCAGCAGGGGCCATCGGAATCCGTCAGGGTCTTTACTGTCCACTATCCACTACCCATCATCCACCGCTCTCTCACGCCCGAGCGGCCAGGTGGTCGGCAAACCCCGTGAGCCACTCCCGTCCGATCCGGACCTGGGTATCGTGAATCGCATCGCCGACTGCGTCCCGCAGCTCGTAGTCCTCGGCTGATTCACCCGGTGCCGGATCCGGCAGGCCAGCAGCCCCGAGTGCGGCGAGCCGGTCCCGGTACGACTCAGCCGGTTCGTTTCGGCCTGGTCGCCACCGGCGATCGGCCTGGAACGCGGACTGGAACAGATCGGCCGGGTCGGAGTGCTCGGTGGTCCACTCCCGCACCGCGGCCACCAGTCCGTCCGCATCGAGCGATCGCTCGACCGCCTCGCGCAGGACCGCGATTGCCTCCCCGCGTGTCGTGGCCAGCCGGCGAGCGTCCTCGAAGGCACTGCCACTCGTGTGGCGACCGAGCACGTCATCGAGCCGCAGTCCTGAGCGGATGGAACGAGCGATCTCCCGGCGGACGCGAGGAGTCAGATCGATCAAGGACTGCGTGTACTGATCGGCCACAGCTCCGACGGCATTCCGGACCCGGGCGACCGCTCGGCGGTGCTGCCGGAGCCCATCCTGGATCGCCGCGGCGATCTCCCGGGGTGTGTCCGCCTCGGCGACTCCCACGGCCGCGGTCACGTGGACGGCCGCGACAGCATCGAGTCCCAGTCGAGCCGCGTCGTGGCCGGCGGCGGCAATCCGATCCGACAGCGCATTGGAGAGTGCCTCGCCCCGGCGAGCGAGTGCCGCCCGCCGATTCGCCTGTCGCCGCGATGCCCGATCAGCCCCCGAGGATCCGCCCCCCTCCGCCGGTGCGAACTGGCCACCTTCCGGCGACCCGGCCGGGACACGAGGCTGATCCTCCCATCCGGAGCCCTTGAAGCTCTTCTCGGGCGAGCGATCGGATGGGGCTGGTCGAATGGTTTTGGGGTCGGCCTCCTGACCACCGACCAGGTACACGGTCAGGTCGCCGGCCTTGATGATCTCCAGAACACCACTCAGGTCGTCGGACTCGTACTCCTGCTCCGAGTAGGGCTCCATGTCGAGCTCCTGCTCGGGAGTTAGCTCCTCGTCCCACCCGAACCGTTTGGCCGTCACGGATTGACCCACGAGGTCATCGATGGTGGTCACAGGTTTTCCTTGCGGAGTGGTTTGGCGCCGCGCCATCGGTTGTACACGCGTGACTCGGGCAGGAGATTGTCCATCGTGTAGGAACCACCCTGGGCAAAGACAAAGATCTTCCCCTGCTCGAATTTCGGGTAGCCGTGCGGATTTTCCTTTGGGTTTGTCGTCCAGTGTAACTTGATTCCAGTCCCGTGACAGATGACATACCCGCGCTCATTGCCTCCAAATTCCTCGAATAACCTCTTCGCCCGCGACTTACGAGCCTTGGAGGAGCCACGGGTATCGCCTCCCGGTCGCGGCGGCGGTCCGAGTTTCGCCAGGATCTCCTCTTTCGTTTTACCCGCCTTGCGCATCGCGGTGCGCCGTGCCCAGTCGCGTGCGATGGCCGCCAGGATGGCCCGGTGCCGTTTGACCTTTTTTGCGGACGGAACGAGGGCCTTTCGGATCTTGGCCCGGACCTGGGCCCTGGCCTTGCGGTACTCGGCCGGAGAGGCCCGCACGAAGGCCGGCTCCCGCTTGCCCCGTTCCCCAGCCGACGGATCAGGTCGGGTGGCCGCCTGAGGTTTGTCTGGCTGGCCCCCTCCTGGACTGTCGGTCCACCGGCCGCGCTCGTCGCGGGGCTCGTTCGGGTCGAAGCGCTTGATCTCCCGGTCCGGACTGCGATCGGTATCCTCGGCCAGCCCCTGGGCCTGGGTGGCCGGACTGGTGCCGTCGTCCGCACGCGGAAGTGCCGGCTCACCGCGATCAGGGGCTGAGCCCGGACCGGGAGGTTTGCCCGGCGGGGCAGTCGGGGCTGGCCGGTCGTACTCCTCCTCCGGGTAGGGTTCCAGGCCCAGAATGTGGGTGCGAAGTTCGTTGACCGCGACGGCCCCGGCCCGCACGCCCAACTCGAAATCCGCCCGCCGCGCGTCCGGGTCGAGCGGCGAATCGTCGGGCCAGAAGATCCGCGCCCGCTCGTCGAACCGCCGGGCCAGCTTCTCAGTCAGGATTGCTGCTTTCTCTTTCCGCCGCGGATTGATCGCGGTCTCGTTGACGTTCAGGATTGCCGCGACCATTGCGGCACGATTGGCCACCGACGAGAACCCGAGCACGACCTCGTCGAGGCCCCAGTGCGCCATCACATACCGCCGGATCTGGTCCTGCGACTGCATGTAGGCCAGCTCCCGCTCCGGGGGAGCCGGAATCCAGGTCGCCCCGCCCTCCAGGATCAGTGGGCGGTTGAAGTTGTAGACCCCCTGATATTTCGCGTAGAACCGGCTCTCCAGCCGGGCGATCGCCGCGTCGTCGAGCTGCGTCTCGGGCGGAACCTGGATCACCCCACCGACCGCTGCGCCGTTGTCCAGCGAGAAATTCCGTGCGGCCTCGGTTTTCTCGTAGGCATCGACCAGGTGCGCCGCGGCCTGGACAGGACTGGCCGCGAACAGTTTGGAGAGCGGGGATGGCCGGCGATACCAGATCAGTTCCTCAGGGTCGAACCGGACCACGCCACCCGAGGTGCCACGCGGAGCGACCTCGAAATAATCGACGAGATGCTCGCGGCCCTCACAGACGGGTCGCACCCAGTGCGACGGGATCACCCAGAGTTCGGAGACGCGACCGGCGTCGTCCTCGACCATCCACAGGTACGACTCGCCGGTCAAAAATGCGAACAGGGCCCACTCGTACCACACCGAGACTCCGGTCTCGGGGTCGTTCGGATCCTGGAGGAGTCGGCAGAGGGGGTGCGAGTCCGGAAGAAACTCGTACTCCTCGTTGGGTCGCGCGGGTCCCTGCGATTTCTGCCGCCACAGCGGGCTCACCCAGGTGCGAGGCGGGGGCGGATCACCTCCTCGTAGACGGAAAGCCTTGGCCTGGAGTTCGTGTTCGGCTCGTTCGGTGGGGTCGGCCGCGAGGACCGCGGCCGGCGGAGTCTGGGCGATCCGCGAGCAGAGGTAGTCGATGCAGCGGTAGGTCCACCCTCGAAAATGGAGAACCTGCTCCACTTTGGACAGGAGAGGAGCACCGTAGGTGCCGGTGCCGTAGGGCCCCTGGAGACGGGCCAGAGTCGACTCGCCGCCCCGCCGGCCCAGCCGGGCAGCGGTCATCACGGCCTTGCCGACAGAGACCAGCGCATCGTAGAGCCGACCGAATCCGCGTCTCATGCAGGCAGAGTTGCGAATCCTGTTGCCTGCCCGGTGGGTGCCTGCCGTCAGTCGCCAGCTGGTCAGGAGTCAGTCGAAAGCCAGGAGTCAGGAGTCAGGGATCAGGAGTCAGAAGACCCTGACGGATCCGACAAGCTCCTCTTCTGACTCCTGACTCCTGACGAGCTGATGACTGACTCCTGGCTTTCGACTGACCGGCGATCTAGCGGATGTTGGGCGCGGGACGGGTGAGCTGTCGAAATGCGCCCGACGCCGCGTCGACCTGGTCGTCGTGATCGCCGGTCGGGAACGCGCGGTGTTCGTCCAGGAACGCGGCGTTCCATGCGGCCCGGACCAGGCACACGTTCCCGGCCTCGATCTGCGAGCCCCACGGTTCCGCTCGCTCCGCCTTCGAGCCCTCCGGGCGGACCGCGGCGGCCGGCCAACCCGCCAGCTCCTGGGTCACGATCGCGTCGGCTGCAATTTTGCCCGCCGCTCCGCCCTCCCGCTCGATCCGGATCGCCACACTCGGGCCGTCCAGCTCGGCCGCCTGCCGAATCGCCCATCGCACTCCCTTCGGTCCGACCCGCACCCGCACCACGTCGAGCACCCAGAAGGTCCCGTCGGTGTGCCGGCCCATCAGGACCCCGCAGGTGTAGTCCGGGTCGGCCCCGGCCATCGCATCCGTCGCGGCCAGGTCCCAGAACCGCACCCGCTGCCGGAACTGCTCCGAGGTCGGAGCCGCCCCGACGACGCGGATCCGCTCCAGGCCACGGAAAAAGCCACCTTCGAGGTCAAGCGGTCGCTGCTGGTACTGCGCCGCGAACCACATTGGGGCCAGCGATCGCATCCGCTCCAGCTCGACCCGCGAGTACCGCTCGGGCCACAGAGCCTCACCGGGTGAGCGGCCCAGTGGGTCGTTCTCCTCGGCCAGGGCCGGGAGTCGGAGTATGCTCCAGCGGTCGAGCTCCTTCGTGACCTGCTGACCGGCGACATCCTCGGTGTGCCAGCGCTGCTGGATATTGACAACCGACGCGCCGGGTTCGAGTCGGGTGTACGCGGTCGAGGTGAGCCAGTCCCACGCCTTCGCCCGCCAGACGGGAGAGAGGGCTTCTTCAGCGTTCTTGCACACGTCGTCGAGGATCAGGAGGTCGGCCCCCTTGCCCAGGACTGGACCGTCGATCCCGGCCGTTTGCATCCCGCCGCCGTGAGCGGTCTCCCAGCGGTCCGCGGCCTTGGAGGTGGGTCGGACAGTGGTACCAAAGGTCGGTCCCCAGGCCGCTACGAGGTCGCGGACCTTGCCGCCCCACTGCGCCGCGAAGTCATGCTGATAGGAGCAGAGGATGACGCGCTTCCAGGGCCAGACCAGAAGAAACCAGGCCGGGAAGAACTGACTCACGAGAAGCGACTTGCCGTGTCGGGGTGGGAGCCAGATCTGGAGTCGGCCGTTACCCCGGGAGGCCAGTTCCCGGAGCCGGAGGTTGATCAACCGCAGGTGGGGTGGAGTCCGCCACGACCGGAGGGTGAGTGCTCCCAGGTGTGCCGGGCTCTGGACCTCGCGAACAGTGATCCGGTCCATCAATCTCGTCCAGCAGACGGCGGACATCCGGGCCGATCCCGGTCGGAAGCTCGAAGGCCAGTTTCTCCTGGTAGCCCCGATCCCGCGCCTGCGTCTTGAGGAAGAAGATCCGACTCGTCTGATAGGCCGGATCGTCCTTGAGGCAGTCCAGCTGAAATCGGTTCTCGACGGCGTCCTTCATGGCCTCGCGGCAGTCGACCAGGACCGCCTGCAGGGTCGGCCGGGCGCGGATGAGCTGATAGACCGCCGAGCGATCGACCCGGAATTTCCGGGCCACGTCGGTGATGTTGCCGCGGTGCCGGACAAGGGCCGCGGCAACCAGCTCGGCATTCAGCTTCGGCTTGCGACCGCGTTTTTTGGGGGTGAGTTTTGGGTCCATTGTGTCAGCGCATCAGGTGTGGTGCCTGCCTGCGACGGCGGCGGCCATGGCGCGGTACGCGGTCTCGGGGTCCGGGAACGGACCGGGCAGCTCGATTGTGCCGGTGCGAGTGACGCGGCGAGCCGCGTATCCACCGGGCACACGTCGAACCCAGCGGGGGAGGACACCCGGTGGGATCACGCCGGCGGCCTTGGCCGCCCGCAGTGCGGCCAGGGGCCCCATCCCCGGCCGCCAGATCGCGGTCAGTTTGCGGCGCGCGTAGCGCGCGGCCTCGTGCGTCTCGTAGAGCCCGAAGTTCCACGAATCGGCCTTGGTGGGGCGGCCCAGGTAGATTCGGAGCTGGAACCGCTGGCCCTTGACGCGGCGGATTCCCCAGTCGCAGGGGTGGGTCCGGAATCGTCGGGCCCGTGGATGGACGATCCGGGTCTCCTGGAGAATGCCGACGCTCACGATGTCACCCCCAGCGCTCGCCGCAGGGAACCGAGTGTGATCGGGTAGTCCGGGTCGGCGGGATCGGGCTCGACTGCGACGACGCGGAGCGCGTCGGGTCGTCCCGCGTGGATGGCGAGGAGGTCGCGCACGAGGCCGGCCAGATCGGAGGGGGTCGGGCGCGGCGGCGGGTCGGGTGGTGCCGTGTCGGAGCGGGAGCGGCCGGCTCGGACCGAGTAGTGCCGACCGTTGGCCCCGATCACGACGAGGTCCTCCTCGGCCGAAAACAGCCCTCGGTCCGCGGCCAGGTCGAGGTCGTCGCGGACGCGCTTGGGACTGACTCCGACCTCGTCGGCGATCGCGCGGGTGCTCCGACCCTCGCGACGGAGCGTGGCCACGCGGAGGATGCGCTGCTCGCGGGCAATCCGCTGCTCCTCGGCGGAGAGGTGTCGGCGGGAGAGGTTGAGAGCCAGCGCGATCGAACGGGCCGCAGCATCGGTGAGCGACCCGACGTGATTGACGGGGACATTGAGCCCGAGTCGAATTGCGGCGTCGATCCGATGGTGCCCGTCGAGGACACAGAGCCCCAGGGTTGGACTGTCGTAGGTCAGGACAGGAACGAGCACACCGTGTGTGCGGACACTCTGATCGAGGTCGGCCCGCTCAGCTGCCGCGAGGGGCCGGAGGAGGTGGTAGAGAGGACAGTGATGAACGGTATCCCCAAGGGAGACGGTCCGCAGCCCGGGGTGTGGAGGTGGAGGGTCGGCAGTCCGGCGGCCCATGCCGGGATTCCTGCAGGGTGACTGATACCCAGATTATCAGGACGGGCCGGCGGGCCGCAAGGGGCTCACCCGGCCCGGGCACTGACCTTCTCGGCGGCTTCCTTGAGGATCCGGGCCTGGTCGCCCAGGTGCTGGTAGTGGTGGTGGAGCATGGTGGTCCCACGGTGGCCGAGCAGCTCGGCAACCACGGCGTCCGGGACTCCCGCAGCTAGCGCCCGCGTGGCGAAGCTGTGCCGACCCAGGCCGTAGGCGATCACGCGGAAGCCGACCCGGCGACTGACCTGGCCGAGGCGGCGGACGATCGCGGCGGGAGTGTAGCGGCCCCCCGCGCGGGTCCGGAACAGGAGCCCCGATCCGTACTGCTCACGCTGGGCCGTGAGGACAGCCATTGCCGCGGTGTTGAAGTGGATCACCCGGTCTCGACCGGTCATTCGTTTCGTCTTGTGCTGCCGGAGCCGGGTGCAGGCATTGGACCAGTCCACGGACTCGGTGGTCAGGCCAGAGATCTCGCCGGGCCGGGCGCCCGTCGCCCGCAGGACCTGGAGGAGTTCGCCCAGGTCACCTGGGAACCCCCGATGCCGCCGCACCTCGGCCAGCACCCGCGCAAACTGATCGTCGGAGAGCACGGTGTCGGCGCCCCGGGATTCCCTGGGTGGCCGGCGCAGTCGGAGCGGAACGCGGCACCAGCGCAGGAGCGACTGGACGGTCCCGAGGTAGGTGTTGCGGGTAGACGCCGACCAGTCGGGCCGGTCGGCCCACTCCTCGATCTCGGTGGGAGTCAGGGTCCCCACGGGTCGGGATCCAAACGCGGTCACGAGGGGCGTGAGCGCGAGTCGGTAACCGGCCACGGTATTCGGGGTGAGCCGGCCCGCGGCGAGCTTCTGCTCGGCCACCGCGAGGAACTCCGTCACGGCCTCCCGCACGGATCGGGGCCCGGGCGGGAGGACCGTCCGGACAACGGCGTCGGAGAGGGACGCGACGAGCCGCCGGTAGGCCTCCTCGGCCGCAGGGCGGGCGTCGGGATCCGTGATCCCCAGTGGGATCTGTTGACCAACGAGTGTGGCGAACCACATGGACCGGGCCCGTCGATACCACGGACCGGCGCGGCGCGGCATAAGACCCCCTCCCTGGGATCTGTGCCGAATCGTGCCAGCCTCGGGACGCGCCGGACGGCCCCAGATCGGGGCCCGGAGGGACGTACCACCCAGGACAGCAGTTACGGCGTTCTGGGAGGTCGATGGAAATGGGCGCTACTGGACTTGAACCAGTGAGGCCCAGACAGGATTCTGCGCCCGAGGTGGCACGATTCGCAGGAGTTACGCGGCCCGTCCGTGGGCCGCGGATCTGTGCCAACTGTGCCACGGCCGACACCCACGGTCAAGCCCACCTGGGTTCGGCCTGTACAAACTCCGTGCTTGACATCCCGCCCGGGCGGTAGTAGAGACAGATACCATTGCCTTCCATCCGGGGACTCCCATCCCCCGGTCGATCCGGCAGTCGCCGGCGATCCACGCTCCCATCTGGACCAGCACGATTCCGTATGCCCCGGCGTTCCCGGCAGGAGATCGCGCGCGTTGTGGCGCGATTGAACCGCGAGCAGTTGATTCCGGTCATCGGTGAGGGGGCCCCGCTCCTGGGTCACACCGGCCGCACGGTCGAGCGGTGGGTGGTGACCGGGTATCGAGGCGTGTACCTGGACGGACTCCACCGGCCGGGGGTGGGGTGGCTGACGAGCCGGGCAGCGGTGTGGCGGTTCCTGCTGGAGCTGGCGTGGGAGGACGAGCGGATCAGTCCTCCGTGGACCGATCCCGCTTCGGTCGGGGAGACGGTTCGCCCCGGCTGATGGCTTTGCGGGCCAGGGCGACATATTCGGCGAGATGTTCGCGGATGAGGTCGTTCAAAATCTCGTTGTGCGTGCGTCCCTGCATGGCGGCAGCAATGTAGACCGCGCGACGGATCGCCTCGTCGTCGGCATCGAAACTCAGCCGTAGGCGTTTCTCGGTGGCCATGCCGGACGACATACGGGACCTCCGCTGCGCGGGCAAATTCATTCCGTGTGGCATTATGACACCATTTGGCCATTCGGACAAGAGGTAGAAATCTGGAAAAATTCCATTGGTGCCACTTGACCAAAGGTGCCACCGGAGTTATTGTCTCCTCAGACCGGCCGCGGGGGCCGGGTGGAGCGCGGGAGGATGTGAGATGAAACCGATCTGCATTCGGTGTGGGAACGTGGAGGCGACGGTGTGCCTGGACCTGGACGACGGCGACACGCTTCGGTGTCTGTCCTGCGACGCCGACTACACGGTCGCGGAGGTCGAGGCGGTGCTCGCGAGCTGGGCAGCCTACCTGCCGTGGATCAAGACCTGTCCGTCGCGGCAGCCGCAGGCCGCGGTGAAGGCGGCCTCCTGACGAACCTTCCAATGCGGAATGCGGAATTCGGAATGCGGAATAAGAGACTCTCGGATTTCATTCCGCAATCCGCAATCCACATTCGGAGGTTGTGTTAGGTGTAGTGGGGAACCTGCTGACCGCGGCGCTCATGGCCGTGTGGCGACGGTGGGTCTGGCGTCATGGTGCGAATATCCACGACCGGCTCTGAGGATCGATCGCGATGACGAAACGAAAAGAGGCTGATCAGCCGGTGAGCCTGGAGGTCGGGCGGAACTATCTGGTCGAGTCGATCACGGCCAACTTGTATGTCGGTCGACTCGTGTCGATCGAGGGGCCGCACACCGTGGTCCTGGCGGATGCGGCGTGGGTGGCCGACACGGGGCGGCTGCACCTGTTCCTGCGAGACGGCCAGGCGCCCCAGATGGAGGTCGAGCCAGTGGGTGTGCGGTGCATCCACTGGGCGAGCTGGTCACCCTGGTCCCATGACCTGTTCACGGAGTCAATCTAATGCAAGTGCCCTGGCCCACGCCGGATCGGCTCTCCTGCCTGGTCGCGGCCGACTGGTGCGCCGACCACGGCGATTACAACAGCGAGCTGATTTACCGAGAACTGGCAGCCGAGGGGCACGCAACTCTCTTCAGTTACACTCTGAGACAGAGATCGCACCGCCGGTCGACCTCGTACTCAGTATCGCGGTCGTGGATGCGGTCTCGCACGATGCGGGCGCGGTGGCGGTCGCGGAGGCGGTCTCGCTCGGTACGGTTGCAGTCCCGCTCGTGGTCACGCGTCTGGGCATACTAGTCACTGGAGTTGTCATCATGGGAATTCCTCTGGATCGTCAGGATCGGGTCGATGGACCGCACACGGGACCGCTCTCGCATGTTCCGCCGTTCCCGGGGTGGGTGGTCCAGGGGTGGACGCACCATCCGGATCCCGGGGCCGGGCCCTGGCTCCTCTGCTCGGAGGTCGACTCCGAGCGTGTCGAGTTCATGTGTGACGACCCGAACGACCCGGAATGTTTTTTCGTCTTCTTCGAGGTGCGGGTGGGTGAGTCTCGCCCCGTGCCGCAGTGCCGCGGGTGGTCCGTGGCCTGCCGCGAAATCGAGCAGTACCGGCCCCGCCAGTTCGCCGCCCGCATCGAGCTGATTCACCAACCGGGGGACGTGACATGACCGCCGCGACGAGTCCTGATGCCATTGAGTCGCTGTTGATCCAGGGGGACTTGGCCCGTCTCACCCCCGAGGAGCGGAGCCGGTACTACCTGCGGGTCTGCCAGAGCCTCGGGCTCAACCCGCTGACCCGGCCCCTGGAGTACATGACCCTCAACAACCGGCTCACGCTGTACGCGCGCAAGGACGCGACCGACCAGCTCCGCAAGCTCCACGGCGTGAGCATCGGAGAGCCCACGATCCGGTTCGAGGATGAGTGGATCATCGTCACGGTCTCGGCCCGGCTCCCCGACGGCCGCACGGACTCGGATATCGGGGTTGTCAACCGTCGCGACATGCGCGGCGATTTCGGGAA